GCGACTCCTTCACTCTGTTGGAATTGAGCCGGAATGGCAATCAACCGGCTGGACTAGTGCTGTTATCGCGACTGTTGCCGAGCTCGTTGAGCGGCCTTCTGTGCGCGAATGCCTGGCCCCTTCGCCCACTGCGCATAGACCTTCTTCTCGTCGCCGTTGAAGTGGTCGCCGTACATGGCCATAGCCATGATCTTCTCGCTCTTGCCCATCTTCACTACGTTGCTCTTCTGGTCCATGTTGCGCCTGTTGTTGCCGGAGAAGCCGGTCAGCTGTTGTCGGTCTTGCTCGGTGGGTTGCGAGCGAGCGCCGGGCAAACGGAACTCAGCCCGTGCTGCGTTCATCGCCAGGTCCACCGTTGCTGGCGAGTCGGGATGTCCCTTAGAAAGTAGGATGTCGTACTGGCCGCGGGCGTAGCGGTTGGCTTGCGGATGAGACTGCACGTCACCGTATTGCTGTGCGTAGTGGGCCCGCTGCTGGTGTTGGAGCAGCTCAGGGAGAGCCTGGCGCATAGCACGCTGGGTACCGACATCGATGCGCCGCTGTTGCAGCACACGCGAGTCGTTGTCGAACTTGTTGAGCAGCTCTGGAGTTAGCCTGCCCGCCCTCTTGTGCGCCTCCCACTCAATGCCGAGCGCTCTCTCTTGAGCTGTAATCGCGTCAAGCTCGGCTTGGTGTGGATCGGGGGCATTGGGGTGCCCACCTGGCGGCGGACCTCCACCGCCAGCAAGACGCGAGCGAAGCTCGTCAAAGCCCCGCGCAAGCTGCGTCTGTTGCTCTTCGGCTCTTCGCCATCGTTCGTCATCGACTCGGACATCTTTCTTCTCCCCTTTGCCCTCGATGGTGACGAGTGTGTCTCCACCATCGGAATCCACGAACGAGACGTTCGGCTCGTCCTTCTTGTCACCATCCTCGATGATGACTTCCGTATCGGCCATTGATTACTCCTCCCCGAAGAGAAGCGTCTTCGGGTGTACATCTAGAGCTTCGGCAAGCACGAACGCTGTGAACAGCGTCGGAGGCTTGCCTCTCTCCAGATTGCTGATGTGTTGAGCTGCGAACCCAGAGCGGTGCGCCAGCTCAAGCTGACTCATCCCCCGCTCGCAACGCCATCGTCTCAGGCGTTGACCGAACTCAATCAAGAACTGCGCTCGGTCAAACCGAGGCACTGAGATCTCACACAGAAGGGTCGTAATAGCCGGCAATCTTCTTGCCGGTCAGGTGCACTTTATCGTCTCCCTCTTTGACGGTCGCGAAGCGGAAGTCATAGGACATCCCGTCCGTGGAGGCGTTGACGATTGAAACGCGGCGCGCATGGTACTCAGAAGCCAGGTCCTCCGAACTCACGATATCGCCGTCTCGGATGACCATAATGGTCAACTCCTTACCGTCAATCTCGTCGATAGGCTGGATGAAGGGAGAGAACTTCTTGAAGCGGATGATGTGGCCGATGTCGATGCCGGTAGACCTGAGCGCATCGAGCGCCTGCAGGCCAGCAGAGACGATGACGCCACGTGGAGCCGTGTTGCGGTCGTAAGCAATCACGGCATCGGGCTTCAGAATGGCACCGTCCTTCGAATAGGTCCGGCGCTCTTGAGCTGGGATCTGCCAGACGTACACCTTGTCGAAGACCGGGTAAGCCGTGAAGGCGCCGTTCGGAATGCCGTACGTGAAGCGGCGTTCATCGAGCAGCATGGGGATATTGAATGTGCCCCTTGGCGCAAGGCTCTCTTCGAGCTTCTTGGCAATGCTCTCGGCAACGACGGTGCGCTCGATGAGCGCGCTGGTCTTGTTGTGCTCACGAAGAGCTTCAGCTAGCTCCATCAGTCTCTGACTCCTCTTCTTCTTTCTCGGGCTCGATGCCGAGAAACTCTCTGTTGAACGTCTTGAGCTCGCTATTGTAGAGCTCGGTGAAAGCTGCCAGCACGGCCGAGCAGTCCTCGACATGGCCAGCCTTGATGCGGATCGCGTCGATGGGCTTGTTGCGGTCAACTGACAGCGCGAAGAGCTCGTTCTTGAGCAGGTCACGTCGAGCCGTGAGCCAGTGGCCGAAGGCCATCATCTTGTCGTGGTCGCTCATGCTGATGGCGGGTCTGGAAGCTCTACACGGGCCGCGTAGTACGAGCTGATGTCGCTGTTCTTGAAGCCCTGTTGAGCTCCATCCACCCAGTTGATGACGAACCAGTCCCTGTCCACACAGAACGAAACAACATCCTTGTAGGTCGTGCCCGGGGTCTTAGCCTCTCTGTCCCGCTCAAAGAAGAGCGTCACCTTGTATCCCTGCATATGACTCCTTTAACTTCTTGAACTTGACGAACCGTTCGTGTCCGTAGACGCGACCAGTCTTAAGGAACCAGAGCTTAAGCCGCTTGTGGTTTCGGAGGCCCGGAACCGGGCTTTGCCTGTGGATTGCCCTGGCCTTGGCCTTGGCCCTGCTGTTGCGCTTGCTGCTGTTGCTGCTCAACCTGCATCTCCTGCTGAACTTGCATCTGAGCTTGCTGCGGGTTCATGCCCTGCTGAACGTAGGCTTGGACGCGCTGTTGCATGATCTGCTCGGGACCTATAGCCGTACCGGGTGTCCCGGGTGGTAGACCAAAGGTGTTCTGAGGCAGAGGTGGAGGCGGACCGAGGAGCGTACGAGCAATCTTTCGGAAGCCGCGTGCTTCGAGCGACTGCTTGATCGCGTGGTACTTGAAGGCGTAGTTGAACTGAAGCTCCGGCATCGCGTTCGGGAGCTGGACAATCTCATCCGCTTCACTGACCTTCTGAGCTCGGCTCCGAAACTGAAGGTCTGACATGAGCTCAATCTCGTACTCGTTGTCGTACATCGCACGGGCAGCGCGAACGAGCTGTGCTCCGCCAGCCTGAAGGTCTTCGTTGTACCGATTGACATAGAAGATCTCCTCTTCCTCGGAGAAGACGGCGTTCAGTTTGCAGTTGTTCTTCATCACCTGAATGGCGAAGTCCGCAAACGCCATCGTCGGCACCTTAATCATGGCGTTGGTCTGCTCGATGCGAGCCTGGACGCCGCGAGCCGTTTCGCCAGACTTGCCTTCAGCACCAGACATAATGTCTGGCGTGTTGGCGGCCTGCTCGCCGAAGAGCATGAAGCGGTCCGCTGCTTCGATGAGCTGCGGGTTGGCTTGACCGAACTCCAGAGGCAAGAAGGCGTTCTGGAGGTCGGAAGGCATTACGTTCTTTGCCTTGTTGATAGCGCCAGGACCAATCTTGAATGGCCCCTGAAAGTCAACGTTGCTAGACGTAATGAAAGTCTTGCCATTGCCAAGAGAAGCAGCATCGAGGAAGATGCTCCAAACCGTGTTAGCCGCGATGTTGAGCTGACCGTCAATGCGTCCAAGGCCAACACCGAGGTTGCCAGCCATCGGCTCAAGGCAAACCCCGTGAGCGAACATGTATATAGGCTCTTTACGAGGAGGCTCCGGACCTTCCATGCCGGGCTTGAGCCAGCTTGGTGGAGGTGGCGGCGGTGGAAGTGGTTGAGAATCGAGAGCCTGAGCCTGCTGTACGATAGTACCAACGTCTGGCGAGTCTTGCGGGAGGGACTGGGCTTGCTGGAGGAGTGAGCCAATCTGCATCTCCTTCTGCTGTTGCATCATCTGATGCTGCTGAATGGCACCCTGGAACTGCTGAAACTCTTGCTGTTGAGTCTCGAAGCGGGTCCGCTCATAGTACGGAGCTCGCATGTGGACCGAGAGCTTCAGTGGGATCTTGGTGCACAGGTCGAAGATGAGCTGGCAGTAGAGCTCCGTCCCATCGGTGCCTGGAAGCTCCATCCAGCCCTCGTACTGGATGATCTCGTATTCGCCCTTCTTCTGCCCGAAGGGGTCTTCACCCATGAACTCAGCGATGGTGTTACGAAGTGTCGTCTCGGCCTGCTCGTTGGTGTACTCGGGCGCTTCGTAGGAGACGACCTTGTCAACGTTGACCCAGCCGGCTTCCCTGCCCATGCGCTTCAGACGATACTTCTGATAGGGGAAGCGGCGAGCAATCCACGGCACGTCTGAGAAGTCGGGATTGACCGAGACGTGGGTGTAGGGCGTCACGTAGTCATCGCACGACAGAGTCTCGTGGCAGTTCTGGCGTGTGATAGGGTCGTAATAGCTGTGAGCTGCTACGTCGCCGCCCATGGCGAAGATGAGCAGGGCCCGCTTCATCTGGCGCTTGTAGCCAGGCATGCGGTTACGGAGCTGCCAGTTGCTGTGCTGGGTGACGATGGGAGCAACCGGCTCGCTCTCGGGACTCATCGGAGTGAAGTTGAACGGCTCCGTGAAGTCACCGAAGACCTCGGTGGTCATCTTGTTGGTAAGCCGCACGATATTCTGCAACGCCAGCGGGATGGCGGCGTTGGCGCAGTTCTCGAAGGGCTTCATCTTCGGCGGCAGGTCACAGAAGAGAACGCGCCAGGACTCTGCAACCTTCTCGCGGTAAGCTGCGTTCTTGTCCCAAGCCGTCATGAACTCATCGTGAGTCTCCTGAACGAGCCGCTTGAGGAACGTCTTACCTTCGGTCGTCGCTTCGAGCTCTTCGATGAGATTCGGAGCGTCTAGGTTGAGGACCAGCGGAGGATCTTCATCCGGGTTGGTGCTCTCTTCAGCCTCAGCATCGATATAGCCGGGGTCTTCCTCTTTGGGCTCGAAAACCTCGATGTTCACACTGTCAGTCATGCTTTGACACCCCTCAGGGCGAATGGTTTTTGCAGCAACGTCTTCTTCTTGTCGGCGCTTCTGCCTGTGCGGCGCCAACCAGCAAGCTTGAAACAGGCGCCAGGGTTCACGCTGCGGACTTTCTCGTCATAGACGTACGTGATGAAACCTGACGGGCCACACTCTTCGACGAAGGTCTCAGCCTCGAGTATCAGCTCAGATGAAAGCACCTTGGATTCGTTGCGGAAGATGGTGCAGGTCCAGCCGTCGAGTCCGTTCATCTGTTTGATGCCACTAGCTGGTGCTGGCCTCCACCAGCCGAACACCGCATAAGAAGCCTTCAGAACGATGGTCTGCCCAGGGGGCATAAACTGCCAGGAGTTCGGCTTGCGTCGTGAGTAGTGACGATTGGCGAGCCACAGAGCTCCTGCATCAAACTTGGTTACTCGTCGCCAGTGAGGCATTAGCCTTGCCAGTACCCAAAGGAGCCACGACCTGTATCTTCGGGCTCGATATCGTCTCGCTCGACGACCTTGCCCTTGTAGTTGGGAGCTTCGAGAATGCGGCCGTGCGCGTAAGCGGCGGCGTAGCTCGTCTCATCATACGGATGGTCGAAACCACCCTTGGCTGGCTCGGTGGCGTCATTGGGATTCGTCTGCATCGCTGGGAGCACCTGACGTGTGCTCGTACAGTTGGAGAAGAGAATCAGACGCGGGGGACGAGTGAAGTTCTCGTGACCCATGAGCCGCTCATGGACGCGCTGCGCATTGTCGGCGCGCGACTTCTTGTCAGCATAGCACCAATCGACACCAGCAGTCACGAACTCCTGATACTTGGACTCGGCGCTCTCGCCTCTTTCCTCCCAGATCTGGGTGTCGGCGGGGCCATAGACGAGAGACCCACCAAAGGGACTCCACAGCTTGTTGGCTTGCTCGAAAGGCTTGATGACGGTCTCTACGAAGTAGGGAACGCGCTTCTTCTTGAACACGCACTCCCAAAACTTGTAGAGAATGTCCTGCTCCTTATCCAAGGCGTAATAACCAAGGCAGCCTTCAGTCTGGTAACCCCAATCGAGTGCACGAAAGATGGGCCAGTGCTGAGGAATCTTGAACGGCCTGCATACGTGAACATCAGGGTTCCAAGCGTCTTCGAAGAAGCTACCAATGACCGAGTCCCAACGACCAAAGAGGTAAGCCTCCTGGATGTGCTTCGGCTTCGTTCGAAGCTCTATCTCGTACTGCCTGACGAAGTCCGGGTCCGGGTTGTCGTAGAGCGTCGCAGGAAGATAAAGGCGACGGTGATAAACAACCTCACCCGACTTGAGAACGACCTTCTTACGAAGAATCTTGTTGCCTTGCGGGGCGGGGTCAACGAAGTACTTCTTCACCCATCCAGGGTCATCGAGCTGGATGTCTTCGCCCTTGGACTTGGTGAGCTTGGGGTTGGAAGCAGAGCGCTTCTTGAGCATCAATCGAAGGACACGGTCACCTGTACGGTTACGGGCACAGATGAAGTCGTATTGGTCCTTGTTGAACTCGATGAGCTCGTCGAAGCCGATGTGTGTGTACTGCTGACCCAAGTAGTTGTTGTGGTCGTTCCTGTCCTTGCAATGACCGAACTGGTACTTGAAGCCAGAGGAGAAGGTGAACGTGCTGCTCTTCTCTTTCCAGTCAACGTCCGGGTCGATGAGCGGAAACATGCGGTGGGCGCGCTCAATAGTCTCACCGAGCCTGGTGAGCGTCCGGCGAAGATGTAGCGCCCACCCTTCTGAGTAACCCCAACGAAGCGGGTTGGCCTTGATTGCAGCCTTAACGTCTTCAGGAAAGGCATCGGGTATCTTCTTGTCGTCCTGCTGACAGCGAACGTGCTCAACCCAGACCTGCTCAAGCGGGTCCGTGAGCAGAACCATCGAGTTATGCGTCGGGATGTAGGCCGGCGTAATGCAGTAGGTCCCGCCTTCGACCTGGATGCACTTGACCGGAACCGAGGGAACGCGCTTGACGCCCTTTACCTCGTAGCGCTGTCGCTCAACCGGTCGATGCGGCTTTCCGGAGGTCCTTCGAGAGCATCGATGATGCCGCGAGGTGACGTGGACGTAGAATCCGACTCCGTGCCCCTTACGGAAACCTCTGACAATGCGAGGACCAAGGCCACAAGAAGCAGCAAGAGCAAAAAAGTCAGTAAGAAAAGGAAGATCGACCGCTCCAACAGTTGGCCCTTGTCCACCGCCGCCATCCATGATGCCTTCAACGAGCGCCATGCGCTGATTAAAACTCCCAGCCAGATAACTAGGAGGAATGCGGCGACCAGACTCAGGTATGAGAGCGTTGATGACATCTCGGCGCTCTCGAATCTGTGAGACTCGGTATGAGGCCTCATCGAGGGTGTACCCGATGAGCTGCATGTTGGAGTATAATTCGAGGTCCCATCCGGTGAACTTGCTGCGGTCCTTGGGCTGTCCCATGACCAAGCAGACCCCGAGCACATATGGGTCGAGCTGAAGCGCCTTCGGCGGGCCAAAGTCGATGACTCCTGCGGCTGGGATGCTGATGGCGAAGACCGAGCCAGCAATCTCTTCAGTGGTCTTCTTTGCGAACCGGTGGTCGCCTACCGTGACCCATTCGTGAGCGGCATCTGCGATGATGGTCTGTTCGTGGATCGTGAGCTCGAAGCACGGGCGATCGTGCTGAACAGGAGTCTCTGCGACAACGCGAACTCGCTTTCCGGTGATTCCGAATACCTCGTCACCGGGATGTACGTCTGATAGAAGCGCCAGACCGCGAGCGGTAGGGATGACTGTATCGAGAGCAAGCGCCTTGCCAGGGCCAGCCGCTCCAGCTCCGAAGACCTCTTCTTCTCGTCTTGCATGAAACTTCGCTCCCCAAGCTGAAGGTGTGTAGGAGGCACTCCTAGGTATTGCTGTCATAGCACTGAGGAGCACAGTCCCGGCAGTAGATGCAGAAGCGACGGCGAGCACCAAACCAGGGCCCGATGATTGGGACCTGACGCTTACCGCACTGGTGACAGCGGGCTTTAGTATGGAATGCGGGCGCCAGCGCCCAAACCATTAAGGAGAGGCACAGGAGCGAGAAGAGAATCAAGCTGCCTCCGGTGGAGGGTCATCAGGGTCGGCAACTGGTGTCTGGCGTTCGTGGATGTCTTCAGGTATCTCGATGACCTCGGTGTTGCGCATGTCATCGGTCCAGCCCAGGTCGTTGCCGAGCTCGCGAACCTCGTTGCGAATCTCGACGATGATGACGCCCTGGTCGTGGATGGCGCCCGACTGATCGTGAATCTTGATGTCTTGGGTCACTTCGTGGACCTCCAAGGCGCTGATGCGCTCATGGTGCTTCCTTTGACGTCGAAAGAGCGGCATCACCAGCTCTTCGATGTGCTTGGCGAACAGGACCAGAAGGACAACCAACAGGATGGTTGCAACAACGAACTTCATATGTAGATGAACGAGAGAGAGAAGCGGCGACAGACGGGAATAACGCCTCGACTCACGGGGCGTCCCTTGAGCAGATAGAGAGAGTCAGACGGCGCGATGAGCCCCTTGGCTTCACCGAACGGAAGGCGCCTCGTGATGGTGGAGGGGTCTTGCTCAGACGTCGAAAAGACGCTCCCGTTGATGATGCCTCCCTCACCGTCGAACAGCGCAAACTCGGCGGTACCGATGTCGCCTCGGCAGTAGACCGTAGCAGTCAGCTGGATCTTGACCTGCTTGGCCTTCAGCAGGTCTTTGGGCAGCTTGAAGTATTCGGAGCCATCGAACTTGACGAACTTAGGTGAGCTCTTCAGCGGAGTCGTAAAGGAAGCCCAATGCGTGTTACTCGTATCACCTGATATCATGTCTACGTCTCCGGCTTCAGCGGTCGAGCCTGGAGCAATCATCTCGTTGGTAAGACGATGAAGCTCGGTCAGCACGGGAGTAACGTGCTGCTCGATGTACTCCTTCACCGACGAGTAAGCCGCCGGGTTGCCTAATTCGAGCTGGACGGAGGACATACGCGCTCCAGTAACCGCGCGGCAGCGGTCTTGATGTCAGGGATATCGTGAGACCAACCGCTGCCCGGCGTCCGTATGCTGTAGCCATCAACTAGCCACATGACCGAACCGAGGTACTCATTGTGTCCACAAAGGAGGAACCAGTGCGTTCCATCCTCGTTCATGGGGCGCCAGGTGAGCATGTCACTTCTTTGGAGACCGGATGGGCTCGACGTCGCAATCATCGAGCTTCCAGTCGGCATGAAGCACGACGGCGCTCAGCGGATTCTCGGCAGTGACGATCTTGACGTTCTTCTGCTCGGGGGAGAGCTTGTTGTTGGTTACCTGGTACTTGGCCATCACTGGTTCCTGTCAAAGAAGTCGTTGATGAGGTTGTTGAGCTCCAGCCGAAGGATGTTCGTGAAGCTGACCCGTCGCTCAATCCAGGCAGCCTTGACCGTAGGGTGCAGGCTCGCCCAATCCGTCTGACGCTTGAGCTCGGGATGAATCTCACAGAAGGCGCGATCGGCCTCGTAAGCGACCCGGGCATAGCTACCCGGAGGAAGCTTGTGCGGGTTCTCCTGGACGTTGAACTCGTGAAGCCTGCTCATCGGGTAGTAGACGGGAGACCCTGGCAAGTCAGGCTTGATCGCCATCTTGCCTTCGTGCTCGACAACACGAGCAAGGTCACCGGTCTTCCCGTGGCGAAGGTATGTGCCCAGCTTTGGAGGTGGTTCACTCATAGCGCTAATCGGCCATTGCTCTGATTGTTAGCCAGAACGGGGTGTCATTGACGGGCTCGCTGTCGAGCGGGTCGTCGAGGATGTCTTCCAAAGTCCGTTTGAGAGCCGCTAAGAAGCGCTTAACCTTTCGAGACCTTCGGTGTCGACGATGTCTGCGCTTTGCATTGCTCATGATTCCCAATCCGACAAGACGATGAGGATGATGATGAAGATGCAGAGCAGGAAGATGATGAGGCCGACGTGCTGAGACGCCGTGAGCCTTACCGCTTCGGCGCCTTGAACAGCATAGAAGTGAGCTTGCGTCGCATGCTGCGAAGCTTCTCGACTGCATCGAAGGTGCTCACGGCATAACCCGACAGGATCGTGTACTGACCACCATCCCGATGCACCTCGGCGAGCAAGTCCTTCAGCAGCTCTTCGTAATTCTTCTCTTCCGACCACTTGATATAAGCTTTACGCCGGAGCTCGTTCGACTGTTCACTCAATGTCGATGACTTCGAACTCGGCATCGATTGCTTCCTTGCCTTGGGTGAGCGGGGCTGGAGCTGGGAATTGCGAGACTTCCAGGTTGAGAACCCGGGTTCCGCTTGCTTCCTGAGCCCTAGCCTTGATGATGCCAACAAGCGTGTCGTGAGCAACTTTAATGCCATGCGGGACGTCTTTGCTCGGCAGACAGTTGTACTTAGCGAGGCGAATCTTCCGTGCTTTCTCGGCCGGAGAAAGCATCAGCCACTCACCAGGAAGGCCTTCCTCATCAACCTGACCATCGGCGTCGAAGCCGAGCTTGTCGAAGTCGAGGGAGGTCTCGACGATATCGAGACACTTGTTGAGCAAGCGGTCTTCAGCTGCCCTCAGCAGCTCGGCTGGCATGCTCGCTCTGAGCTTGTCGAGTTCCTGTCGCTGTTGCGTCAGCAGGAGCTCAGCGTTTTTCTGGGTGGTTTTCTTTCCCACGTTCCTTCACCCACTCGACAGTGCGAAGAATCTCGCCAGCCCATTCCCTATGGTGGTAATCATCGAGAGCCAGGCGGGCTCGTCCCATGGTGCCGTGCTCCCGCCACTCACCAAGGCTTCCCTGGGAGTTGCGCCAGCCAGGAAGATACACGGAGGCGTCACAACGACGGAGAAGCTCCTTCGTGCCGTCGATCCAGAACTGGTCGTCGAACAAACCATGAAAGTGAGCCGTGTTGGCGTGAGGAATCAGCGGCATCGCGCCGCATTCGGCGACGAGGAGACCAACGCGCTCAGCCGCGCGGACGTTTTCTGCTATCTGCCACTGTGATCGAGCCCGAAAAGGACCAGCAACGTAGACGACAATCATATAAAGGTCAGAAAGTGGTCCTCATACTCTTCAACGAGCTGGACCTCAGTGAATGGGGTGTCAGACATGACGACGTAAACGCCTGGTGGGCGGCCTTTGCGGTGGACCCACGTGACGCGGATACTCTTCACCTCGTCCCAACCGTCATCGGGAATGGCGCCAACCTTCACCAAGCCGTCCTCGATGAACTTCACCGCTGCGCTGCAGATGTTCGAAGGGTCACGCTTCAGCGTTTCCTCTACAACCACGTACCCGAAGTGGCAGCTCGGAACCCGGATAAAGGGCGCGCCTAGCGCGGCTATGGTTTTCCGGCACCAATCCTGCTTGATGTCGTTGTAGAGGTCCCAACGAACGCCGGCAGACTTGGCTTTGCCCGGCTTTTGGCGCATAATGATCGAGCGGATGACTGGAGCCTTCGCGCCGCGAGCTTCGAGCAGATCATTCAGCGATGGGACCTTGCCCGGGACGAAGAAGGCGTTGTGAATCACCGGCACCTTTACCCTGGCATCTACGCTGCCGACGTCGCCAAGTACGCGCAGACCACTACTCGGAAGGTCGAGCAGCTCTGTGACCGACTTGGAATCGAACGATTCAGCTTCGGTCAGCTCGGCAGAGAGGGTGAACTCGTCCCATTCTCCGTTGAGCAGTGCATTAGACTGCTTGGCGCAATCCGTAGCGTAGAGGGGGAAAAGCTTCTGCGACGCCACCGAAAGTGATAAGCATAGTACTACGGATAATGGCGAGCGACAACCAAAAAGGAACAGACGATGGCGGACCAGTTCAAGGAGTGGGACAGGTTCGAGCGGCACCTTCTCCTGACGCAGGACCCGAAGAAGGCGCTAGCCTGGAGCAGACACGAGCGCTGGGCAGAGAAGAGGCGAATGAAAGCCTTCCAGCGGTGGGTCGACAGCCAAGTTACCAAAAGCGTCCTAAGTACGTATGGGAGTCCCTCAGGGCGTACCACCAAAGGCTAGTAGACGAACGCTTCGAGCCTCCTGAGCCGATGCCGTTTCCTGCTGACTTCGGCGTGAAGATGTCGGGCAAGCGGAAGCTCAGTGATGATGACGTAATCTTTGCCAGGCAGAACATCGATAAGATGAGCTGCAGAAGACTAGCCAACCTGTTCGGCGTCGCGTACTCGACGATGAACGACGCAATCAAAGGGCTGAGCTATCGACATCTCAACGAAAAGGCCCCGCCGCAACAATAGTTGGGCCGATAACGTCGAATTGGGGAGTAAAAACCACTTTTTTATGGTACGCGCAAGGGGCGCCCCCCTGAAACCCCCGAGGTTAGCCGGTGGGCTTCAGCGAGCTCGACGCCGAGGGGGTAAGCCAGCTGGCTGTCAGCTGAAAGCCAGCTGATTCCGGCAAGGCTTGGGCGCTAATCGCGCCTCTTTATCGGACCGTCCACGGAGGGCACCCGGAAGGGAGACCTCCTTTCGTCCACCAGCGTCTGGTCGCAGGAAGATACCCTCCACTGTCAACTGGCGTCTGGTTGCAGGAAGACAGGCACCTCTCTGCCGTCGCACTGAGATCGCTGCCAAGACCTCAGCCAACCACCAGCCGAAAGCCTTCAGGCTTCAACTAGGCCCCTTGGATCATCCAAGGGGCCTTGCTGCTTCTAGCTGCTAGATGTAGCCGCTATCGGTGAGCTAGCGATAACATCAATCCGGATGTTAGTGAATTCGCGGCGAGGGTGTCCCCACATCAGTCTCCGACCCAGCCTCCCACTCCCCTGCCGGCTCCGGCGGGCTGAAAACCCCCCAATAACCCAATCCGTAGCTCTATCGGTAGCAAGTGCACTGGCTAGCACAGGGTAAACGTGCCGCAACGTAACAAGTCACGAGCAGCCGTAGCGACTCGGGCCAGTATCGGGCCGCTACCTAAAGTCAGCCGCAAGCCCCCGGCCAGCCGCGAGGATAGGCCTCGGCATAGGGTCACAGCAGGTCCCATCCGTCCCTTATCGATAGAGCTCCAATCTGGTGCGTACTCTTCCGACTATTCTAAGTGCTATCCGTACCACTATCTCTAGTTGCAGGTCGCTGGCGAACGGCTATCTTGACTGTGGGGCGCGAGTCGTCCCGTCGAGTCTTGCCACTAGGAGTCACCAGCCATGATCACCAAGTCTGTCGCCGCCGCTATCGCCGCCGTCTGCTCGGAGCACTCCGAGGTCCTCTCGATCGCTCCGTACGACATCACTACGGAACGCGCTCACAAGGCCGTCGGCTCCGTCTGCCAGACAACCACCGAGATGCTGCTGTTGCTCGCCGCGCTTCACGGAGACACCGATCTGGCCGACGTCAAGGGCGCCGAGATGCTAGCCCGCTTCGCCGCCGAGTTTGCCGCCCACGAAGCGACGGTTGTCTGAGGGCTAGCCGTTCGCTTGGCGCCGTCACCTGGCCAACGGGTAGCGGCGCTAGGCGAGCAAGCAAGCTCGACTCAACCGGGAGTTGCCAACCATGACCACTACGGCCCGCAAGCCGCGCACCAGCCGCTACGAAAAGAGCCTGACCGCCACACTCGCGCTACGTGAGAGTTGCGCCGCTATCTTCCTACCGTTGTTCGACCACTGCGTCGCGCTGGCCCGTAGCTCATACAAGCACGGCTACGCGCAACGCGCCGGACGTGAGTTGTACGGCGCCCGTAAGACGGCGGCCTATCTCGTGTGTCCGTGCGGACGGCCTGCGATCCAGGGGACGGAGCGTTGCTCGGCTCACACGCCGTCAATGTGGCGGATCTATGACGCTGGTCCGTCCGTGACCGACCGCTATAGCGTCCTGGTCGAGGATGGCAACGAACGATGGGACGGCGCCGATCGCTTTCAGACGTGTCTCGGCTGCTCCGAGGGCGGGCGCGCGGTCTCACAGTTTACTGAGGCTATGCCCGGTCGACACTTGGGTAAGCGCGTCCAGCTTGACGCGCTGGACTCGGCTACGCGCAAACACATTCTGTCTCGGCTGATGCTGGAGCAAGATCTCAACAAGGTCGAGGGCTGAACCATGGGCAAGCGAGTTACCAAGTTTGAGGCTGACCTCCGAGCGGCGTTCTCTCACGTCGATCCGTTCTCCGTTGGGCTGTCGTTGAAGCTCATTCGAGCGCACCATGCCGGCGACCGCGAGACGCTGGACGACCTGCTAGAGCAGATACCAGCCGTCGAGTCGTTGCGACGGAAGTGCTTCAATCCGCCGGGTAGGCACTACAGCCTCATGACGGCGCTTGACGCGCTACTCAAGACACACGGTAGTGAGCCGCTAGGTACGGTGCACCACATCGATGGCGCTCAATGGGAGTACCTCAACGTGGGCGACCCGTACACTCCGACCCTGGTCTACTACCGGTCCAGCGGGCGCTTCTATGTGCGTTGCTACGGTGACCTAGTCGAGGCCTATCGCATCAAGTGAGCCGCTAGAGCCTCGCTTTGGCCCGTGTGATAACACACGGGCCCATGCTAGGCTTTAGCCGCTACACCTCAGGAGTCACCAATGAACTTTGAACGATTCGAAACGTGGGCCGACGTTGTGACCTATGCTCGCGAGCACGGCCATGTGTGGTATCACGCGCCGCTCGATACGCGCCCCACCAAGCTGGAAGCAAAGCTACCCAAGCGCAAGCCCCGCAACAGCACGGTCACGGGCGACGGCTGGAAGTCCGTTATCAAGCTCATTCCGCACGCCGCGCTGGACGCCGATCCGTTCTATGCGTTCGGTGACCACTTGGCACGCATGCGGCGCCCCGTGTTCGGGCCCATGCGCGGTATCGCGGCTGGTGCGCGTGTGACCTGCCGCTACAGGGAAGGTCACCAGGGAACCTTACTTGCGACGCACGATCCGCGCGCTTGGAAGGGCTCGCTTGCGTTCCCGGGCAACGACCTGCCGAGCATCGACGCCGTCAAGGCTCACGTTGCCAAGTGCACCGCGTCCGGTCTGCTAGACGATAAGCAACCGGTGCTTTGGGACTTCGGGAAAGTCTATTGGGACCGCGATATCTCCGAGGTGTCGACCCGTGTCCGCGTAAGCCGTCTCAACCGTTCGTTGGTCGTTGCCACCGGCACTACGGGCGACATTGTTCGGTGTGTGGATGGGCTGGAGCACGTGCACGGGTGCCCCGCATACATGGTGCGCCTCGATAGCGGCTCCACCGAGTTGTTCTTTAAAGATGAGCTCGACTTTCGCGGCCCGTGTTCGGACTTCGAATGAGCCTGTTGGTCGTTATCGTCGGCCTGTTCCTGCTGGCGCTCGCTCTACTAGCAGCGTGGGGTATCTTCCTGCTCGTGATGCGAGCCCTATTCCACGTCTGTCTCGCGATCGGCAACGCGATCGCTTGGCTGCTCAAAACAGTCTTCTGGTCCTGAGGGACCGTCACCGAAAGTCACCACCACCCATGAAACATAGACCGATACTCGCTGCGATCGCAGCGGCCGCGCTGCTTGCTTGCGGCCTGGCCAAAGCGGAAACGCTCACCTGTGACCGGAAGACGTGCAAGGTGCACCAGGTCACCGCCGATCGCATCATTGCCGAGCGGCAACTCGCTTGCACGTACGGCAAGCCTCGATTCGTCACCGCGCCCAACGGCGTGACCGTGCGCTTCAACCCGAAGGTGTGCAAGTGAAGCCGCTCAAAGTACGCAAGCTCAAAGCATCCGAGGTCACGTTTACCGTCTCGATCGAGCCGGAAGACTTCGAGGTCAGAGGCAACGCCATGTGTAGCGGCGATGCGAAGTACGATAAGAAGGTGGAGGACCAGATCCTCAGGGACCTGGAGAACGGCTACCAGGAAGTCTGGTGTTGCCTGGTGGTTACTGCCGAGTGGCAAGGGGTCAAGGGGCATGCGTCCCTCGGTTGCTGCTCGTTCAAAAAGGGCGACGGCCACAGCGTCAAGCGCCAGTCCGACCAGCGCGCTAAGGAGCACGGTATGCACCAGGAGGCACTGGACGACCTGAACTGGGAGCTCCAGCGCAAGGCCAGCGAGTGCCGCGCGTTGCTCGCTAAACTCAAGGTCGGTTGACTATCACTCTAGACGTCGGCCATAGGACGGGCCAACGTCTAGGGATGGTAACCAACCGTTAGGAGTCACCAGAATGTCAGACAATAACGCCAAACCGCTACCGCGCATCGTCCGCATGGTTGAGACGACCTATCGAACGAACGTCACGACTGGCGCGGGATACGTCACGGCCAAGCACCTCACAACCGGCAAGCGCGCTCGTGTGTCGTGGGACTATGAGCTAGGTGAGGAAGAGAACCACATTCAGGCCGTGGTCAAGCTCATTGGCCGCCGTCCGGAGATGCGCACCAGCGTTGACGGCGGTGGCTACATCTTCGTAAGCGACCCTGCCAACGACCCGCCCGAGGAGTAAGCCATGAAAGTGACCGATTGCGAGGCATTCATTCTGCACGTCCGTTCGTTGCGCACCAAGCAACCGGAGCTGAGCTTTGCTGCAGCCGCTCGGCTCGCACGCTCGGATGACCCCGATCTAGCGAGCCGGGTGCTGGACACGGTCGGCTCGTGGCCGTCCTCAGACCCGGAGATTCGAGCGCTACAGGCGTTGCCATGACAGGCGCCACGGATCTAGCGGACATTGCGCGAGCGCACGGCCACCCTGCTCGACTCAATCCGGACGGGAGGACACTGTTCGTTGCGTACGTCAAGGGTAGGCGCTGGCGAATCGCTTGCATTCCGGCGATCGAAACCCTGCTCCGCGCCTACCTTCCCTATTGGGCTTCCCTGAGGGATGAATGATTCGCCCGCTCAAACCCTGCTCGGCACGCTGCACCGGCTGGATCGTGGCTCGTGTGCTGGGTATCTCGCTGGTGACCCATTGCCCCCGGTGCTGGTCTGGTGAGATACTCAGGCCTGAGCCGTCCTACTACCATCGGAGCAAACCATGCCGCGAGCAAACCGGGCCAAAGTCAACCAAGCAATGAGCAACGCGGTAGCGTCACGCCCAAAGCTACCGCCGTTGCCTGACGTGCGTGAGCTCACCAGCATGCTGCTGGACTACAGTCGAGCGCTGGAGCCTGGTGAGTCATTCGAGACGTGGCTCTATTGCGAGGGCTACTCGTGGCCTGATGCTCATTGGGTCCTTGGTTGCGACCAGGGACGGTGGGACCTTTCGAGCAGCAACATCTATCAGGACGGGTGGCCCCATGCTGCCCATCACGAGATGGTGCCTGGTGGTGGTGTACGGTTCGACGCGGTCGCCGCCGCTCGCCGGCTGCTGGCTGAAGCTCGGCTGGCTGGGTTCAGGTGAGCGGCTAAGGGGCAACCTGTGGTTGGAGTCAATATCGAAGTGATGTTGCCCACAGGTTGTCCAGTCACCTACCAGGGTGTCTAGTGACACATGACCACGTAGCCGTTTGCCATTGAACCTACACAGTCGTCACAGCCATGATTCGTGGCCGTGTCTGGAGTGGGGTGATGGGGTAACAGGGATGGGAACGGATATGGGTGGGTTGACCTTCGACCAGTACCGCCGACGTATTGACGGGTGGGAGTACCA